TGACGAGGATGATGAAGAACTTGTAAAACAACTAATGAGTGAGGAAAATATATAATGTATGCACTTTATGCACACCGTGAGGGAATGACTAATATCTTTATCAGGACATTCCCTCGTCTTGATATGATGGGTTCGTCTACTATCGAAATGGGTTCTGGTTCATATAGCGATGAATTCCATTCCTTCCCTGAAGCCTATGAACCATTCGCCCTTAATCTTAGAACTGGTGATCTCTTATGGTTTACTGATAATCCTTGGGTTCTTGTAGAAGATGAAGAGATTCGTCAATCCTTCTTTTCTAGCTTTTCCTGTTTCGACTAACTATCTATATATTGGGGCGAAATGCCCCAATGTTCTTTTTAAACACTTTGCTTGTCTGAATGAAGTAAAGTGCCGTCATAATGTCATAATCTCATAATATCTTCTGTAATGCTCTGTAGACCTTGAATCATGGTTATGATATTTGTTTTTACAATATCATATATGTAATGATAGATAAAGGGTCGGGAGAATCATTTTTCATTTTTGTAAATAAAACTCACTGTATATTGTTATTGCGTAGGGTTAGATTTGGTGTTATGCTTCATGTGAAAGTAAGAAAAGGAGAATTGTATGAAAGATCTTGAGTATACTCCACTTTTGCCTAGTGAGTGTGGCAATTACTGGATTGCTCCCGATGGTAAGAGACATCGTCCACTACTTCCAAAGCACAAAAAGTTCTGTAGATTGTATGTTGAAGGAATGTCTGCTGCTGCAGCAGCACGAAAGTCAGGCTTTACGAAAAGCATGATTGGCTCAAAAGTTCAAGGTTCTGCAATGTTGAGGACAAACCCACTTATAGCAAACTTCATTATAGAACTTTTGGATAAGCAGAGAGAACGAGCAGATGTTTCGGTTGACTCGCATCTAACAGAATTATCCCATTTGCGTGACGAAGCCAAGGATACAGGGCAAATTGCTGCAGCCATCTCAGCCGAGGTTAATCGTGGCAAGGTCGCAGGGCTTTATATTGATCGCAAAGAGGTCATGGTCTCAAAGGTTGAAACAATGAGTTCCGAAGACCTGATATCCAGGATACAACAATTAGTTGATGGCAGCAACATGAAAGTAGTGAACCATGTACCAGACAGAGAAGACATTATATCAAGCAATGAAGAAAAACTTACCGAGGGTTCATTGGCAAAGAGTTGAGACTGGAGCATTATCAACTGGTGTTCCTGACGTCAATGGCTGTTGGCAAGGGTCAGAGTTTTGGATTGAACTCAAGATAGGAGTCATTCAATCAGCCAAGCTATCCCCACAGCAATGTGCATGGCACATGAGACGTGCTTCATCAGGGGGAGTAAGTTGGATATTTGCAAGCGACCCATCATCACGCAAACTTTGGATGGTATCAGGCAATCAATCAGTCAACCTCAGAAACAAGAGCCTGGATTCATCACTCTCTGTTCATCACTATAGCCAACCGTATGATTGGAAAGCGATATTAGAACAGTTTTGCTTGACTGACCGACTGACTGTCTGATTGATTGACTCAAGGAAATAGCGATTTTGTATACATAAAAAACATTTAGTTTGTACTTTACTTTCGTAATATTGTACTATACTATATAATGATAATCGTAATTAAGCGTTTATACAGAAAGTAGAAAGGTCCAGTAAAATGGCAAAAACTCAAAAGAAGGTCAACGCTTCCAAGTCAGTTGAAAAAGTAGAAGCTCCAAAGTTAGCAGTAGTATCACCAGTTGGAAACTCTGGTATACCTCGTCCAGCTAAGTCAGGCTTCGATATTCGCAAAGTAACATTATTAACCAAGACTATTGAAAATCGTAAGATTGCTGGTCAGGCTATGATTATCCTGAATACGCTCGAGGCTCTTGGTGGTTCTGCTACTCAAAAAGATGTAGTTGATAACCTTATCGCTAATGGTCTTGCGACTGTCCAAACTCCAAAGCGTATCTATGATTTCTATCGTAAGATGCTCGTCGAAGCTGAATATATCAAGCTTGACTAACCTCTCTTTGAAACCAGCTTCGGCTGGTTTCTTTTTCATCATCGTATTGCTTGACTGACTCGTCATCATACCTTTCATCATCATAGCCACTCACATATACTTTTGAACTTTACTTTTATTTATGAATGACTGAACTGTATGTACTCTGTGAATGACTGACTGACTCGTCAAGTATTGTATACATAACAAACAGTTTTGACTCAGTATTCTTTTTAAATTTCCTAGGCTATAGTTAGTTATAAATTAACTTAGTAAAGGTAAAGTAAATGGCTTATTTCAATAAATTGGTAAAAAATATATTTAATGCGTGGTCTGATTCTAATCTTAATATCGTTTATGAATATACTCCTAGTTATGATACGTGTGGGTCTGGTGTTCCAACTTGCATGTGGGCTGACGTTGGTCAAAACTGTAATATAACTATAATCCGTTCCCCTTGGCAATCCCTTCCTGGTCACTATGATTGTATGCTTCATATTACTAATATGGATGATGATGGTGGTCCTATTACTAAATCTTATTATATAGCTTCTTCCGATGATTACGATGAGGCTGAAAAAGCTCTTCTCATTGAGTTGTTGTTATGGGTGGAGGTATGATAAAATTCGTATTAGAACTGCTCGGTATTAGTGGTCTCTTCCTCGTTTGGTGTGGCTTGCACTTTGCAGTTATTCCAATTATTGAACAGGGTTGGAATGACCCTGTTACTCATGTGCTGTTCCTCGGAATAGGTTTGATTGGTCTGTTAGTAGTCATCATGGTTCTACTCTTCCCCTTCCTTCATGGTACTTCATCATCATAATAATGTTCCCTATAGGTGAGTGTATACACACTCGCCTGTATTTTTGCTCGGTGTATTGTCTGACTGACTGACTCTACGGCAGGAAATAGCGAAAATAGATAGTTAACAAGTTAATTAAATAATTTAACTTTTTTTAATTATTTTACTTTTTTTACTTTACTATAGTAAAAAAATGCTTAATATAATTAGTAAGGGGGCTAGGTGGTCTAGCCCCTATAATTAGAAAGTAAGAAAGGTCAATAAAATGACAAATACTAAATCAAAGGTAGCCGTACCTACTAATAACGGTAAAGCAGATACACCTACTACTAACCCTAATACGGTTAACCGTATGGGTATACCTGCCCCTAGTAAAGGTAGCTCAGCTAATATAAAAGTTAGCCTAGCCCCTAACGTATTAGACGTACTAACTAATAACCCTTTACCCCCACAAGCCCATTGCCTATTACTAGCCCTAGATAATCTAGGGGGTACGGCTAGTAAAGCTGAAATACTAAAAGAGCTAGATAATACCCCTTTTAGTAGTACTCAATCTAAAGACCGTATATGGGCTTTCTACCGTCAACGGTTAATGGCTGAAGGTAAAGCATACGGTGGGGCTAACCCCTACCTAGTTAAGGCTTAAACGCCTAGCTACCTAGCCCCTAGCCCCTAGCCTAACGGCTAGGGGTTTTTTATTACCCTAAAATATTCGTGTACTAGTACACTAGTACGCATTAGTTAACATGTTAACTATCCCGCCCTACGGGCTTAACCCTAGCCCTACGGGCTAGACCTTAAAAAGTTTTTAATACCCCCTATTTATAACGGCTATAGCTAAACCCCTACCCCTAAAATAGTAAAAGCGACCACCTTTTTTAGCACTAAAGTGCAACTGCCTCGAATAATACGAGTCATTTTTTAGGATTGACAATTTTTGACCCCCACCCCATACTATAGTAAAAAAAGAGTCAGGAACCTTCTAACCCCCTTTTAATTTTTTTAAAAATAGTATATATGTGAAATAACCATGGAGAATGACGCATGAATATTGGTGGATTAGCATCTATTCCGACTAACGCTGCACCAAGGCAGATGTCGATGGGTGGACAGCCACATATGCTTGCTTATATAAATCCTCAAGAAGCCCAGTTATTAAAAGACCTTGGTGGAACAGGCAGTCCGACTATTGCTGGAATCCCAGCTTTTTACAATCCTTCCGAGGATATGGGATTAGAAGATTCTCTTGCAGACCAACAATCTGTTTCAGCAGGAATGGGTGCGACATCTACTTCAGGAGACGAGGGAATTGGTCCAACAGATTTTGGATTAGATCCTTTTGGTGGAATGGGTCCAAATATGTCTGTAGATATGCAAGGTAATGTTACAGGTATAGCAGGCTATAGTCCGACGATAGGAGGAAACCAAGGATATAATCCTGGAGATGTTTCTATGAAAGAACTACCAAGACCAGGACCAAGTTCCAGTTTTACTAGAAGTCCTAGTACGGGTGTTTCATTTACTCCTACGCAAATAGGCAAAGGAATAACAAGTCTTTTATCTCTTGTTCCTAGTCCTGTACAACCGATAGCTCAAGTAATTAGTAAAGGATTAGCCCTAAAAGATATCGGAAACGTAATTGGTGGCAATCGAGAAGGTGTACTTGGTAGTATAGTAGGGGCTATAGAAAATTTTTCATTAAATGATATAACATCAAGTCTTGCAGCACAAGCTAGAGGTGAAAAGTGAATCTTAATTCGATAGAAGATGTTCAATCCTTTATTGGCAATATAGATTTAACTACGTTAAAACGAGACGAGTTATTAGAATTAAATTTAATTACTGATGAATTACAACGACGTGAAAAACAAGAAGGCTGTCGAAAAGATTTTTTAACTTTTGTTAGAACGATGTGGAGTTCCTTTATCGAAGGTGCACATCACAGGATTATGTGCGAACAATTCAATAAGATAGCTAGAGGTGAATTAAGACGAGTTATAATAAACATGGCTCCTCGACATTCGAAATCAGAAATGTCTAGTTATATGTTACCCTCTTGGTTATTAGGAATTAAACCAGATTTAAAAATAATACAAGCGACACATACTGGCGAACTGGCTGTAAGGTTTGGTAGGAAAGTCAGGGATTTAGTTGATACGAGAGAGTATAAAGAAATATTTCCAGATGTTTCTTTACGAGCAGATTCAAAAGCTGCAGGTCGATGGGAGACAACTGAGGGTGGCGAGTATTTTGCTTCGGGTGTCGGAGGTGCAATTACTGGTAGAGGTGCTGATATTTTAATAATTGACGATCCCCATTCGGAACAAGACGCATTAAGTGAAACAGCTATGGATATGGCTTATGAATGGTATACTTCTGGTCCACGACAGAGACTTCAACCTGGAGGAACGATCATTCTTGTGATGACAAGATGGTCAAAAAAGGATCTAACAGGGCAATTATTGAAAGCCCAGATGTCAGATTTAAAAGCAGATAAGTGGGAACTCATTGAATTTCCTGCAATTATGCCTTCTGGTAAGCCAGTTTGGGAAGAATTTTGGAAAATTGAAGAATTAGAAGGAATTAGAGCATCTTTACCTCATGGAAAATGGGCTGCACAGTGGATGCAAGAGCCTACAGGTGGAGAAGGTGCAATAATTAAGAAAGAATGGATAAATATTTGGGAAAAAAGCGAACCTCCTGTTGCTGAATATATAATTCAGAGTTATGATACTGCTTTTGAAGTCAGAACGTGCAGATTATAGTGCGATTACGACTTGGGGAGTATTTTATAAGGATGAGGGGGGCGAACCTAACATAATTTTGCTTGATTCTATCAAAGATCGGTACGATTTTCCTGAATTAAAAGAAATTGCGTACGAAAACTATATACATTGGGATCCAGATGTAGTTATAATAGAAGCCAAAGCGTCAGGATTACCATTAACGCAAGAATTACGGAAGATGGGAATACCTGTACAAAATTATTCTCCAAATAGGGGGCAAGATAAGATTGTTAGGGCTAATGCTGTCGCACCCTTATTCGAATCGGGAATGGTGTGGGTGCCAGAAACGAGATGGGCAGAGGAATTGGTGGAAGAACTTACGGAATTTCCTAATGGTGAGCATGATGATTTGGTTGATTCTACTACTCAGGCTCTTTTACGATTTAGGCAGGGAGGTTTTTTGAAACATCCAAAAGATTACGAAGACGAACCTCTAGGTTACGAAGCAAAAAGTTTTGTTTATTATTAAGGATTTATCATGGCAGTTGAAAAAGTAGTTCCAATTTTAGAAGAAGAAACTGTAGAAATAGAAGTGACTCCTGTTGAAGAGGAAGTAACTTTTGACCCATCAAACACCGTTCTACTAGACGATGGTAGTGCTGTTGTTAATTATGAGGAGGAAGAAAATGAGTCTGAAGACAATTTTAATGCAAACTTGGCAGAAAATATGGAAGATAGTCAGCTTGGAGAACTTACGAACGAACTGCTCGCTGCTTACAAAGACGACCTCGAATCAAGGGCAGAGTGGCTT